GGAACACCGACTTACCGGTCACCATTGGCGGAGGCGGGTCTGTTGACGTGGGCGTGGCCTGCCAGGACTTCGGGGCTGTCGCTGCGGGCATCGGGACAATCACCCAGATCGTCACGCCTGTGGCCGGGCTGTCCAGCGTCACGAACGCGGCGGCGGCAAACGTCGGGACCGAACAGGAAAGCATCGCCGCGCTGAGGGTTCGCCGGGATCGCTCCACGCTGGCCCCTGCGTCTGGACCCATCGAGGCCATATACGCCAATCTGGCGAACGTCCCTGGCGTGACCTACGCTCGCGCCTACCAAAACAACACCCTGACCACAGACGCCCGAGGAATCGGCGCAAAGAAGGTCGCGGCTGTAGTGGTGGGCGGGGACGACGATGCCATCGCGCTCACCTTGTTGGAGCGTACCGGCGTTTCGGCTGACTGGCATGGCTCCACGGCTGTGACCATGCGAGACGCGCAGGACGAGCCCTATGTGGTCAAGTTCACGCGCCCCACGGCCCTGCCCATTTACTTGGCTGTGTCCATCGAGGTCTACAACCCCGCGGTGTTCCCGGCTGATGGGGTGGCTCAGATCAAGCAGGCCATCATCGACTATGCCATGGGCGGCGCTCCGGCGCTGGGTGTTGAGGATGGCTTCGGGGACTCTGGGTTCCCGCCCGGCTCTAGCGTCCTGCGCTCGCGTCTGTTCACCCCTCTCAACTTTGTGCCCGGTCATCGTGTGGCAACTCTCACGCTCGGCACCGCCCCGGCGCCTGTTGGCACTGCTGACATCGCTGTGGCGTGGAACGAGTTTGCAGAGTTCGACGCCGCCCGGATCGCGGTTACGGTGCTGTGATGCTGGCCGATCCATACCGCCGCGACCTAGGAAAGCTGGCATGTGATGACGTGCTGGAGGTTTTCCGGCGCTCGCCCGTCATGCTCGGGGTGTTGTCGGCCATCGTGCAACAGGCTCAGGAACTGCATGATGCGGCGCTGGACTGTTTGGACGCCCGCACCATCGACGGGGCGCAGGGCAAGAATCTGGATGTGCTGGGGCGCATCGTCGGTCTGTGGCCCCGCCCGCTTGAGGATGCCGGGGAGGTGGTGTACTTCAAGCCCGACAGCCTCACAAACCGGGTCGATTCGTCCCGCGCCTACATCGCCGGGGCAGCGACTACCGGCCTTGTCCCGGTCAGTGACACACGCTACCGTCCGGCCATCCGGGCCAAGATCGCCAAGAACCACACGCGTTACGGTTCAGCCCCTGAGCTGATGAATTACGGGCTGTTGGCGTTTGGCCTGCCCGTGACCGTTCGCAACATTGGATTGAGCGAGCTTGAGGTTATCTTGCCAACTGGCGCACCTCCCGGATTGATCCGTGCCGTGTCTGTCGAGACCACGAGCGAGACGGTGGACAAAGCCTACGATCTGCCGATCCCCTCCACGGCCCGTGTGTCGCGGGTATCATTCAAGCGCCCGTCTGCTTTTGCGCCTGATCGCATCAGCGGGCGTACCGATTACTCACACTTGAGCATCTCCTATGTCGTCAACCCGTAGCGTCAAAAGTCCGGGGCCGTGGGCCGCCGATGCCACCACCACAATCCCCGGATCTCCGCTGTCGGGTGTCCCGTACCGTCGCACCTCTGTCGTGACGGCTGACGCCCGAGAGGGTTGGCCGTTTGACACGCTGGTGGACAGCGCAGAGTTCAACGAGCTGCTGTACCGCTACACCACGCTGGTGGACATCATGGACCGTCAAGGCGTCCTCGGCTGGTCTGATCAGGTGGACTACGCCGTCCCAGCCATTGCGTTTGGCTCCGATGGTTTGCTCTACAAGGCCCTGTTGGCGTCCGGCCCAACGACCACGGCGCGAGATCCGATCAGCAACCCGACGTATTGGACGCCTGTTGCATCGGCTGCGTCCGAGACTGTTGCGGGCTTGCTGGAAATCGCCACAGCGGCAGAAGCTCAGGCATTCACGGCAAACAAGGCCATCGACGGGGCCAAACTTGCATCGGCCTTTCAAGGGGCAAACCAGTCCACCTCCGCATCGGGCTATCAGAAGTTGCCGGGCGGGATCATTGTTCAGTGGGGCACGGGATCAGGAACACTTGGCGCCAGCGTCACTTTTCCGATTGCGTTCCCGACGGCCTGCCGGGCTGTTGTTGGATCGGATCAGGCGGGCTTCCAGATTTTCGGATACACATCCCGGACAGCGAGCGGATTCACGCTCCAAACAAACGGCGGCGGGACGATCAGCTACACCTACCTTGCGATTGGCTACTGACATGACAATCCACTACTCCCCCAGCACTCGCGGCTTTTACACGACCGAGATCCACGGCGACAATGTGCCGGGTGATGCGGTCGAGGTGTCCGGAGATCAGTACGCCGCATTGATGGGTGGTCAGGCATCCGGGCAACAGATCTCCCCGGGTGTTGGCGGCGTCCCTGAGTTGGTAGACGCTCAAGGCCCAGGCCCTCTTGCTCAGATCGCCGCGCTTGAGTCGGCCACGATGATCCCCCGAGTCACCCGCGAATTTATGATCGCCGCCATGGAGCTTGAGGGCTCGCGCATGACTCCCCCCGTGACGCCTGAAGCTCTCTACCTTGCCAACATCGGCTATCGTCGCCTGCGTGACATGGATGAGCAGATCGCCACGCTGAGGGCCGAACTGTGATCGCCGCATTGCTGTGCGTTCTCGCGGTGCATCTCCTGTGGGTGTACTTCGTCGCTGTGATGCACCTCAAGCATCTCAAGGAAGACGGCAAGCTCACGGGCGGGGTCAAGTTCATGGGCTACCCGGCGCTGATCGTCGGCCTGATCCTCGACCTGATCGTGCATCTTGTCATCGGGACCGTGCTGTTTTTGGAGCCACCCGCCCGCAGCGAGTGGACCCTATCGGCCCGACTGTGGCGCCTGAGCAATCAGGACCGCGACACATGGCGCAAACGCATTGCCCTGTTCCTGCGCCAATCATTGCTTGACCCGGTGGACCCGGCAGGCATCCACAAAGGCTAAAATCAGCCAAGCCAGAAAGAGGACGCCATGCGAATCACCAACACCACCGCCCGCGACATCACGCTCAACTACCGCACGGGCGTCCTGCATACCGTACCTGCGCTTGGCTACATCATCCGGCCCGACTCGGACCTGACCTATCTCGACGACAACGCCGTCACCCTGAGCCTGTTTTCCAGCGGTCAGCTTCAGCTCTTGGCCGACAACGGTGGTGCGTGGGGTGGGGCCGCATTGCCATCGACGCCTAATCCTCAAAAGCTGCCGCAACTGTCGGCGGTGATGATTGACCAAAGCGGCGTGATGAAGCGGCAAGACGACCTTTCGGACATCACCTCTGGCGCGGTGTTCGTGCCTCCTACTCAGGACTACCTCGGCATCATGATCGCCCACTCAGCGGCTGTCGTGTCTGGTGGCGGAACAGTGGCCCTGTCGGGCTACTACGACCTGACGCAAGGCGGGACCAATACGACGCCGCTACCTCGGGCGAGTGCTGTGTCCTACGTCGGCACGGGCTACGAGCTGATTTACGACGGGATGATGGACTCCGCCAACACCTCGGTGCGGGTCAACGAGGGCACGGTGCTTGATTGCAAGGGCGTGATGACCGCTTTTGCGCACAACACATCACCGCTGACAAACGCCGAGGCTGACGCGCTGTACGGCATCACCCCGGTTGTTGCTACGTCCAATTTCGCCAATCAGGGTGTGACCGCTGCGCACATTAAAAACCTAGCCATCAAAGACCCGATCTTTGGTATCCATGAAGGCGCCTTGAACCGAGCCGGTTCGTTCTACACCAATTACCACGACATCGCCATCATCAACCCAAGCCGCTGGGGTTGCTGGTTCGAGAACTTCCAGCACAACAATTTCACCGGAATTTCGGTCTTCAATGCCAAACACGGGCAGCAGATGTTTGCTGGATCGTGCCAGCGTTACGTGGCACCAGGCAACTCGCACGGCAGTCAACTGTTTGGTGCCACACCGTTTGGTGCGCCTGGCAAGACCTCGCGGGGCCTTGTGCAGTTGGCCTACAACGGGACGACTTTCGGAATCGACTGCGGCGCCATTCAGGTCAACAAGTTCAACAGCGTCGCCACTTCACAGTCGGTGACGTTCAACGGTACGACATCCATTGCTGTCGCCGATCTGAGCTTTTTCCCAGAAAACATGGCCCTGTGGTTTGAGGGCTGCAACGCCTACGGGTTTGCAGACAAAGAATTGCACTTTGTACTGACGCGCTCTGCTGCCACGGGCGCAGGAAACATCACGCTTGCAACCAAGCAGGGCAACTTCGTCACTGGTGCACCGGACGGGTTTAGCAACCCAACCACGGGCGGCGCAGTGACCGCTAAGGCCGCGACAGGTTCGGGCACCGTCTCAAACGGCATCAAGTCTGCCGGGTTCCCGCAGATGGAAGT